TTAAGAAGATCTCTGGTTAACGCCGCCGTTAATGATCCAATGATCCACGTCCGAGCGCAGGTATTGTTTCGGATGTGTCCTGACTGGTTTTGGAAAGTTATATTTTTTTACATAGTTCCACAGGGTCTGGCGTGATGATATTTCTAGCCTTAGCATCACCTCAGACTCTTTAATCATTTCAGTATTAGCCATTACTCACCTACCTTACGATAACCAGCGCTCAACACTACTTTGGCTATATGGGCTGCTGATCCATCTGCGTTGTGACATTCCACCTCAATCAGCTCATTCAGTTCGTTAACTAAAATTCCATCAAGGTTCTTTGGCCATTGCTCCCAAGGGATGTCTGCACCTTCAAACCCCGCTAGCGTTTCAATGGTGAGCATCACGGTATCTTCAATACTGCGATCAGGTTTTCGGTATCCAGCAGCATAAATAACATCGGTGATGTCCGATGGCCCACCAGAAGCAGCGGCCTTGATTGTCTTGGTGAGCTCAAACATATCGCTATTCATCACTAGACCTCCCGCATAACAGCTTTATAGGCGCGCATCACAGCAGCGGTTTTGCCTGAAATGACCGTCTTCATGAAAAAGAATCCTGAGCGATAAGTTTTAACATTAGCCGCAAATAATGCGGCATCGACTACACGGTTATGACGGCGGAATTCAAAGACAGTGCCGGTCACGGTTATCGTTGTAATGACGCCGTGGTCTTGATAATCAAGCTTCATTTAGCACCTCGGCACACAGTTCGAAGGCATTATCGTGCAACGGCATGATCATGAGAAACGGATTGCCATATAGGTGATTGGTCACCGGATCTAAAATTAGTTGGCATGGTGCCGTCTTGCCATAAGGTTTGAATTTGACGGGGCCAAATCCGCTACGAAACATTAAATAAGGCAACGCCAGCAGTTGGGCTGCAAACATCGGTAACTCGGTGCAAGGTTCTGGCTTCTCAGGTAGCAACTTGGCAAAGTCAGGGTAGCGACCGACAACGAGTTTGAGCTCGCTATAACCGATTATTGTTTCATCATCGTTCATGTGCGCGGCGTACCATTCGCCATTCTTCTGTGTGATTAGCGTTCCCTCGGCATCATCCGGAATAACACCACTGACCAAAAAGACAGCGTCAATTTCAGTATCTGCACCGTGCTCCATCATTACGGCAGCACGTCCATTAGTCGCTTTAATATGGGTGGGGGTGATGTACACCCCTTGCAGGTAAGTGCGTTGTTCGTTCTCGGCAGCCACGCAGCACAGAGCGGCACGAAGAATATCAGTTGGGATAAGCATTATTTGGCCTCCGGTGTGTAAATGGCTTTGTCGTGGCTAAACTCGCCGTTCCATGTCTTTTTCATTGGCAGCTCACCTTTCATGTACAGTCGGTAAAGTCGGTGACAACCATTCTCCAGTAGCACTGGCGTAAATCGGGTAAACTCGTCCGCTCCATGCGGTGTAATCTGCGTTTCTTCTTCAGTCAGATATTTATCTCGGGCATAAGAAGCAGCACGCCACTTCGGGGGCTTTTCAGGATCTCGTTGGGCGTTGTATAGCCAGTTACGTTGAAAAGCCCACCATGACATTTTGCTTACGTTGACGCCGTTTAGAGCCTTACAGAAAGCAGGGATCGTCATGCCTTTAGTGAAGTGTTTCGCTAAGCTTTCCACGGTGGCATTGAGGGTTTTATTCTCAAGTGCAGCTGCTTCGGCTCGTTCCTCGGCTTCGATAACCATCAGCGCTAGTTCTTTACGTCCGATCGCTGCTGGCGCTGTAATCGCATTACGCTGGGTAAAGTAGAACTCAACCAAATCCTCGTGGTATCCCCAAGCCTGATCGGTTTCTAGCATCTTCGCGTGGTTTGCCGCGCCGCGTTCAGTCCAGAGAATCAATGAGGTTGTATGTTTATTAACCGACTCGCTTAAAGATAGTCGGAATGACTTCAGTTCATTTCCGCTGATTTTGAAAAAGTGCTTACCTTCAACAAAGCGGTTTGCATTACGGGTGTGGTTCTGTTGAATACGGATCACCGTTGTGCCATACCCCGCCGCTAGCTGCTCTGTGGTTGCTACACGCTTCCCACGATATTCAATAACTTGCAGATCTTTGGCTTCAACAGCCACCAGCTCAGTTTTCTTAGCCATTTTTCGCCTCACTTGTGCTGTAGGTAATTTGATAGCCAGCCATCTCCGCCAGCTCTATAAAATCTGGTAACGTGAGTACCATCTCTCCATCGCGCAATAATCGTTCACTGATGATTTTTCCGTTCTCCAACGTGAGGAGAATCTGTGCTTTATAGTTGCTAGCTATTTCTGCTGTGCCATTCATTGCCGCTCCCCTCAGTGCATTTCTTTAGCTGGTGGAATTTCACCGCTGATTAAAGATTTCGAACCGGAAATAAGAACCTCATCAATGAAATCAATCATCCATGTAGATCCTTCCTGCTGGCGCTTCTGTCGATCATCTAAATAAAACCGCATGACCGATATGTAGCGATCGGCTGAACCCCTTTCTAAAATTACGGACTCTATCTGGCACTGCAGGAGCACTTCGATTACACGTTTGTCTATTTGAATAATGACGTTGCCGTGAACAAATATGTGGCCGCCATTAGCTGCCAGACCGAAACGCTTCTCGCACTCGATTAAATAGGTGAGCGCCTCAACGGAACGAGCCTGTGAGCAGAAGCACTCTGCATATTCCAGCATTTCATCGCGTGATAACTCAGCGCCTGATTTCAAACGGTTAATATCAAGAAGCCACTCAGGGACATTAGAGTTATCGTTCTTCATATATTCGACCATTTGCTCTAGTGACATTTTGGTATTCACAAGGCTATTCCTTATTAAATAAGCCACGTTGGTTGGCTAATTCAGCAATATTCTTGACGAGGTTATTCATGAACTCATGACCTTCATCATTCAGTTTGTCATTACCTTTTTTCAAAAGTGACTTGTAGGTTTCTAAAATCATTGGTTCGGCTTCGGAACGTTTATTGACATCTAACGCGGGAAGTTCGAAGAATATTTCCAGCCCTTTGTTTAATGTTGATTCTGATAGTTCAACCGTCCGCATAGAGCCATCCTCGAGGGTAACAATAGTGCAATGGCTATTTGTTTTTCGCAGCATTGCATTAAGTTTGGCATCGATGAGGTATTTTCTATATTGAGCAATCTTTTGTTGAAAGTTCATATATGCCTTATTTTAAAATTTAGGTGCAGTTAGCCCCAGCCATTAGGCTGTAATTGTTTTCGCTACATCAATTAATTAACTATCAAGTGTTTCTTGTGCGGTTTTAGTTATGGTTATTGCACCGCCGATTAGCCCTGCCATATCAGAGTCAGTAATATCCTCAAGCAAGCAGGATAAGATTGAATTTATTTGTCCCAGCATGCAGTCAACTTCAAGCATTTTGCTTTCATTGCCACCGTCACTTACTTTATAGGCACCAATCTTAATTAGGTGTTTATCAAGTTCCTGCACTACTTTTCCTAAATCTGTAGCAAATGACAGTGCCATTGATTGCTGTGTTAGTGCGTCGTTATCATCATCTGCATTTGTAATTCCTTTTATGCAAGATATTGTACGAACCTCTAAATTAACCGATTTTGTTGATAGGTCTCGTAAGTCACTCATGCTTGGATACCTCTTCATTTAATTCATATAGAGCTGCGCTAAGTTTTAGTATCCCTTGGCGTAGAGCGCCTAGAGAACCAACAAAATTGAGATAATCTGCGTCCAGCTTTTCGTCAGCCATTTCATGCAGGGTAGCTGCCAGCCCAAACAAATTTGACGTTTCTTCGTGGAGGCTACGGAGCTTTGCTATTGTTGCAAGATTGATATTCATAGTTCCCCACTTTGCTATAGCGTTGGTGCGTAGTTCTTTCTTAATAGAGTGTTCAGGCTAATCATTGCATTAGGAAATTTGTTGATATTCATTTTTTCTAATTTTGATATATTGTTTATGTCAGATATTTTTGAAACCAAATAAAATCCTTTTTTCACTCTTGCATAAAATTCGAAATTATATGGTGGTTCTGTATTCATCATTAGTGTGTATTTAACACTTACACCTAACTTATCCGGTAGGTAAGGGAAGTGCGCCATAATGACATTTAAACCATCTACATTAACTTCATCTATATTTGAGAATGAATTAATCAGATAAGCGATGCCATCTTCATGTTTGTAGATCCCGTAACATGTAATTTCACCATCATCAGCAGCTTGTAATTCATAGGCAGTAGTATCTTCATTGCAACGAAACCACGCACGAAATAGGCCATTTTTATTATCAACGATAGGGAATTTTACATATACACCGGGCATAGCTCTAATACCAATATGGTCATATGAATTTCGGCTAGTGATTGCCCCAATATCTTTAGATGAATAATTTCTCATTTATCTTGTTCCTGCAGGTTCAAATTCGCATGGTATGCGAGTGATTTCAAACTCACGCTTGATTGCCTTTACATTTCCTACAGGCTGGAAATGGTAACGACCAGTAATATAATTAAAACTAGCAAGCCAAGAGGAACCGGTACGTTTATTACGGACTGGCACTTGCTTGCCGTTATTGGGTATGAAATGTGAATGTGATGAGTTCATTCTCATGGGCTCCATTTTTTTGCCGATGAGCTGATACTACAAAATGTACATCATTATGTCTATACGATTTGTACATGTTATTTATATTTATGTACAAAGTGTATGATAATTAAGATTAAATAAATTTATTGGGTATTAGTTTTGTTATAATAAAAAAAAGATCGCAATAAATGCGACCTTTTAAAAGATAGTGTTAATGCTGCTTGTTTTTAGAACGTATCCTCAGGCCATTGGGCCTTGATCACCTTTCCAATGATTCGGCAATCTTCACCACATCGTATGCTTTGGTAGCGAGGGTTAGGATTGAGCGGCTCTAGCCAAGGTTTCCCCTCTTCAATGACAAATCGTTTGAATGTGGTTGCCGCACCATTATCAATCCCAGCAACACAGTAATCACCAGAAACAACGTCCTCAGCTGGGTCTACAAGGATTAGCATTCCCTCTGGAAAGCTAGGGCGACTACCAGTTGGAGCAGTCATCGAGTGACCCTCAACAACCAGCCAGAAAGCCATATCGCTAGCCTTTTTGGTAGTGCCGACCCAGTCTTTAGCATCTTGCTCTGTGTAACAACCAACTGCGCCGAATGACCCCGCCTGAACACTAGTGAATAGGGGGTATTCGTATTGTTGTTTCACTAGGGGAAGGGTCAAATCCTCAGCGACGGTGAATGTGCCATCAGGGTTAAGGGCCGCTCCGTTTATGCCTAAGATTTGGAAGATTGCACCAACTTCAGTAAGGGATGGTGATCGCCTTCCGTTTAGCCAATGCCCCATTGCTCCTTGGGACACACCCATTTCTTCAGCGAGTTCAGCTTGGGTCATTCCAAGCGCGTTTAATCTGGTTTTCGCCAGCTCGTTCCAGTTCATTTTCATGGTTCAAATAATACACTTTGTGTAGTTTTCATCAACGTACAATATGTACAATTTGTTTGATTGTGTAAACTACATATTGTACATTTACGTTATCCATGAGGAGAACGTCGTGAATAATCTTAAGGCTCTAAGAAAGTCATTAGGGATGACTCAAAAATCCTTAGCGAAAGAAATCGGGCAAACCATTAGCTCTATTTGTCACTACGAATCGGGGAGACGGCAGCCAGATATTAATATCTGTCATCAGTTGGCTACAGCCCTTGGGAGAAATGGAGTCAAGGTTGCTATTGAAGATATCTTCCCCAATCCAGATGCCGATAGCAATGCAGTTTAATCATAGCAAATCTTTGATGCCTGAACTATTCAGCGAAGCAGACAGAGACTGGATACAGGAACAACTACTGCGGCTAAGGCCGTCAGTCAGACCCAAAATAGCACTCAAGTACGCAGAAGTTTATGAGGAGGCATTCGAAAGCGAGGAGGTGACATACCGGCAAGAGAACAAGGCGAGGCGAGAAGCTAATACGCGACTCAGATTGTTTGTAAACCGGTATGCAGCAGCAAGCGAGGGGATCACATCACGTCCACCGCAAGCGGCTCAGCAGTAGGCCCACTTAGAGAGATTGACCTTTCAGACATTTAGCCGTCTAGATGTTTTGGGGAAGAGGGGAAAACTTTCTAGGGGGGTAAGGGGGGTGATCTTTGAAAGGGGTGTTAGGGAAGGCTTAGCCAGAGAGGGAGATCTCCTTACTAACATAAGATCACTGTAGGGGTTATCCCTTAAAAATCCGGCAAATCAGAGGTCATACCAGATGCGTAAAACAATTCAAGGCTTGGTCTCTGGCATAGCCATTTTCAACAGAAGAGGTAAGTACCCAATGATTATTGGTGAGATTGAGAAAGCCTCGGAAGAGTGCAAGAAACTGGAGCGGGTTACTTTGGCGAGTGTTCGCGCTCCAGCTCTTGCGGAGGTAAAACATGCTTAACATCACTGCTAACTTAGCGCAGCAGCGCGCGCTGGATATGTTACGACGTGACTGGAAGCAGTACAACTCGTTCATGGTGTACAGCCCTACAGGGAGCGGTAAAACTGGCTTGAGTGCGTTTATCACTGACGGGTTCGTGTCACGCGGTATGCGCGTTCTGATGACCTGCCCCTATACCGTACTGGTTACCCAGACGGCAAAGCGTTTTATTCAATATGGCCTGCCAGAGGATGAGATCAGCTATGTATGGCGCGATCACCCAAATTATGACCCTGAGCGCAAGATTCAGATTGCATCCGCTGACACGCTAATCCGTCGTGACTTTCCAGAAAATATTGATCTGCTCATTGTTGATGAGGCCCATCTTCGCCGTAAAAAGATGCTTGAGGTTATTAAGTATTTAACGACTGAGACCCACGTTAAAGTTATCGGCTTGTCTGGCACCCCCTTTGCGCCGTTCCTTGGCAAGTATTACCAGCGACTCATCAAGCCAACCACGATTAAAGAGCTGATGGATACGGGCGTGTTGTGTGGCTACGAGTTTTTTGCGCCAACAAAGCCTGATTTATCCGGTGTAAAGGTAACGCGCTCAGATGAGTTCGGCAGCGACTACAAAGAGGATGAGGTTGCAGAGATTATGTGTGGCGCTGATCTGGTGGGCGATATTGTCAGTAATTGGCTTTCGCATGGCGAAGATCGCCCGACAGTTGCGTTTTGCGTCAATGTTAATCATGCCAACTATGTCACTCTCCAGTTCAATAAGGCGGGGGTAAATGCTGAGGTTATGACAGCCCAAACCCCACACGACGAACGCCAGATGATGATCCACCGATTTGAGCAGGGTGCGACAAAAATCATTGTTAGCGTTGGCACTTTGATTGCGGGGTTCGACAGCGATGTTCGTTGCATCATTTACGCCCGCCCGACGAAATCCGAGATCCGCTGGTTACAAATTATTGGCCGTGGGCTACGTACTGCCAAGGGCAAAGATAAGTGCCTGGTATTCGATCACTCGGGTTCTGTCCATCGGCTAGGTTATCCCGACAGCATTGAGTACGACACACTTCCCTCTAAAAACGATGGGATGAAAACGGCCGTATCGGAACGAGAAAACGAGAAGCGCGAGAAATTACCCAAAGAGTGTTCTCAGTGCCATTACATGAAGCCAGCCGGTGTTTACCAGTGCCCTAAGTGCGGACATAAGCCGCTTGCTGGTGAGGATGTTGATACGGATGCGAGCCGTGGACTCAAGCAAATCAGCGGGAAAAAGAAGGTTGTGACTAAGCAGCAGAAGCAAAGCTGGTGGTCGCAAATCAAGTTTTATCAGCGTCAACGCGCTGCACAAGGCAAGCCAGTATCTGACGGCTGGTGTGCTCATACCTTCAAGGACAAGTTCGGAACATGGCCCAACGGATTACAAGATTACCCAATGGAAATTACCCCAGAGGTCAACAATTACATTAAATGGAAGCAAATCGCCTTCGCTAAAGGCCGCGAAAAATCCAAAGATACAGAGCCACGCCAGCCTGCGTTAAGCGGGATTGAGCAAGCGGCAAATCATCTCAGTCAAGTTCGTGCGTCTTTTGCTGCACGTAAGGCAGTAGCGCAATGAAAACCACTACTGCGGTGATCGGACGCTGGTCAGAGGTGTTTGAGTTCTATGGTTTGCCTCCTGTAACCGGTAAACGTCACTTCAAAGGGAAATGCCCAGCTTGTCAGTCGAAAGGCAGTTTCCGTTGTGACGATAAAGATGGGCGCGGTACATGGGTGTGTAAATGCGGCGCGGGTGATGGATGGAAGCTGCTTGCCATCACTCAGGGTAAGGATTTCAAAACACTTGCTGCTGAGGTCGATACGATTATTGGGCGGGAGTATCAGCCCAATTCCGAATCCCAACCTGTAGAAAGTAGCAAGAAGAAACAGCGTGAAGCGGTTTCTAAAAAATATTCAGGGCTGGCAGAGCTAAGAGGTACGATCGGCGAAACGTATCTACGTAATCGCGGGATCAATACCCTACCCTCAGATGCTATCCGTTTCTGCCTCGAGCAGCCATTTAACGGGCAGCACTACCAAAGCTTATTTTCGCTGGCAACGGATGACAAAGGGACGCTCTGTTATTTGCATCGAACCTTGTTGGATGGCGATAAAAAAGCAAATTTGGGTGAAAGCGCCAAACGCATGCTGTCGCTACAAGAGGACAGCTATTTGGAGCATGCCAGTTCAGTGGCGATCCGCATGTTTCCACCTGCATCGACGTTGGGTATTGCCGAGGGGATAGAGACTGCGCTGTCATGCCGACAAATTTACGGCTGCAATGTGTGGGCGGTGCTGAACACGTCACTTATGAAGCGATTCAGAGCGCCTATGGGCGTTAAACATCTCATTATTTTTGCGGACACAGATTTAAACGGGGCAGGTCACGCCGCCGCTTTTGAGTGTGGGCATCGCAATATTTTATCCAACAACGATGTTGAGAAGGTCAGTATCCGCTGGCCGGAATCGGGTGATTTCAACGATATGCTCATCAATGGTGCACAAGTTTTCGAATGGCCGCTGGGGAGGGCCGCATAATGTCTTATAAAGGTAATCCAGTACATCAAGACCTATTCACAATTCCAGAGCCAACTTACAGCACTGAGGTTGCGGTAACAAAGCCATTACCACTACAACGGGTTATTACCGGACATAAGCAGACGGATGCTTATTTGTGGGTGTTGGAGGTTATCAGGCTCAACGAGCCAGCACACTTGCAAGCAGCAGAAAATGCACTGCAAAAACTGAAAATCACACCTAAGCAAGCGCAGGAGCGCTATAGCAACTACCTGTTGAAGTCGGGTGAAGCTCCGTTCCATATAGCGTTTAGCACCATGTCGATGGATAACCCTGCAGGCTATATAAGCGCGGCGAAACAGGCCATTGCAGAGGCTGCAAAGGTACGTGCTGTGTTTGGTAGTTATGAGGCTGCCTTGGTCAATACCCCAGCGGAAGAGCTTATGTTGTCCGGTGAGCTAGCGGAGGTGTACTCATCCTGCTGGGGCTGGACGGATGAAGAGATTGCAGATAATTGCGTTCAGGGGGCGCGTTGCTACGAAATAGATGATCAGCGAAAAGCAGCTTCAAAGGGTTTTGTTGCTCAATTACCCGAGCCAGCCACGCTTTCAGATGTTGTCCGTGAGTTTCAATATTGGGATTGGCTCTATCAGTTGCGTAGCCGTGCTGAAAAAGAGTTGGGCTATGAATATGCCGATGGTGGCCGTAGCCATATTTATGATCGTGAGGGATATCTCGAAAACCTCCTAGCAACTATTCGGCCAGTTAGCCGTGAAGAAGCCGTAGCGGTGTGCAAGTGGGTATTTAAGAAAGAGCCTTTAATGGATCTTGGAAAGACAACGGAAAACATCATTCTGAATTTAGTAGGGGAATGTGCTGATGCGTGATATTCAGATGGTTATGGAACGGTGGGGCGCATGGGCAGCCAATAACAAAGAAGACGTTTGCTGGAACTCGATTGCTGCGGGATTCTCTGGCTTGATCCCCTCAAAAGTAAAATCTCGTCCCCAGTGCTGCGATGATGATGCAATGGTGATTGTGGGTTGTATGGCAACGTTGAACAAAAAGAACCCTGACGCTCATGATTTGCTGGTGGACTATTACTTATTCGGCAAAACGTTCATGGCGCTAGCCAAACAGCATAGTTGTTCAGATGGACATATTGGGAAACTGTTGCAAAAAGCAGAGGGCATCATCGAAGGTTTGCTGATGGCGTTAGATGTTCGCTTAGAAATGGATCGTTTAGTACGAAAAGAGTCGATAGTAAGAAAAGTAGCATAATAGCTTTACGTACGTAAAAACGCTGATATTCTGATAAGAGTGGTTAGTTCGTCACCTAGCTTACATAATCAAGAAGCCCGCCTAGTGCGGGTTTTTGCGTTTCTGGAGGATGATAATGCAAGAGGAAAAACAACAACCGTATTTTTATAATCCGGGGATGTCCGCTGAACAACTTGAAGATTGGCTCAATCAGCAGCACCTGCACGTTGTATGTTTCAACCGATTAGTGAAAGAAAAAGCCACCCTTGAAGGGCAGCTTGAGGAAATTAATAAGTCTATTGAAGCGCTTTCAACATCAGGCTTTGAAGGTAAACAGCGTTTTTCTTGGGATCCCAGTCCTCTTCCATCGCATCTTCAAACAGAAAAGCAACCGAAGGAAGCTTAAGCGTGGATAATACATCCTGAGCCTCTGCGTTTATTTTCTCAGGCTTTAGTTCGTCCTGAATAACCAGAAGGGCGTCGTCCAGTGTTAGCTTTCTAATATCTGATAGTAGCCATTTCGTTTTCATGAATATTAGATGGTGTAGTGCGACCTTACCTTCCATAGGGTTGAAAATTGTGGCGTATTTCACTCTGTGCTCATGAAGAACTACTTCCAAAATAAATATTAACGCCGTTCTATTCTTTATCTGTTCGTCCTGCTGACTGCCAACGTAGTAAGCAGAGTGTGAGATTTTCCGGTTTTCACACACTCGCGCTTTGATGACGTGTAGCAGGTTGTGGTATTCAGACACTATAGTCTCCTTGTCTGTATGGTTATTGGCAAATTAACGATAACAGACGCCATGGTTTGCTTCTAGAATTACAAATCCTCTCAAGGCTGTGCATATGCGTGGCCTTTTTCGTATTTAGCACACAGCAAAAAATGGAGTAACCCAAATGTTAGAGCCGACTACTAGCACGGGCGCGGCTACAGCTGCTGTTACTGGTGTAACGCTAGTTGGTCTGCTTTCTGGACTCGATGCTGGTGTTGTCATCGGTGCGTTCGCCGGTGCCGTTGTTTTTGTTTTATCTGCTACAGAGTTTCCTATCTGGAAGCGATTGGCGTTTTTCATTGTGGCGTTTGTGCTTGGTGTACTGACCGCGAATTTCTCTACTTCAATACTCAGCACGGTAGCGCCTGAATCAGTAACGGTAGAAAAGCCCATTGGGGCCTTAGTTTCATCGGCAACCATCGTGTGGATCTTAATCGCGGTAATTTCCCGCGCCAAAAATCCAACGTTTAATTTCAGAGGGGGTGGTAAGTGACACTCAATATCCTGTTATTGAATATCAACGCTATCACCTGCTTTTTGATTGCAGCGCGCCTCCTGACATTTAAGCGGGGCGCAAGCCGTCATAATCTGATTGGTTCGGCGTTTGCCTACTTACTCATTGTGGCCTGTTCTGCTGTCACGATACGCATAATCTCTGGCGCTTACGTTCAGGCTGATTTTGCAGAAACCATCATCAATATCACGTTATGCGTATCGCTGTTCTTATCGCGAGGCAATGTGATGAATATTTTTCGACGGAGTGATCATCATGCAAGAGGGTGATTTTCAAAAGGCGGCTGATATTAGCGCCGAGTTAGCTATGCGTTGGTTTCCGCACATCGATGCAGCAATGAAAGAATTTGGTATTACGGCGGCAACCGATCAGGCGATGTTTATTGCTCAAGTGGGGCATGAGTCTGGCGGTTTTCGGCAGATTGTTGAATCACTGAATTACACACCGGGTGCGCTGGTGGCTGTATTTGGTAAGCGTATTACTCAACAGCAAGCCAATGCACTTGGCAGAACGACAGCGCAATCCGCTCGACAAGATGCGATCGCCAATTTGGTCTACGCGAATCGTTTAGGTAATAAAGCCTCCGGCGATGGTTGGAAGTATCGAGGCCGCGGCCTTATCCAGATTACCGGACTTGATAACTATCGCGCATGCGGCGCAGCGCTAAAGCTTGATTTAGTGACCAAGCCTGAACTGCTGGAGCTAGACCAACAAGCTGCGCGTTCTGCTGCATGGTTCTACACATCAAAAGGCTGTATGGCCTACGGTGCTGACATTGACCGTGTAACACGCATTATTAACGGTGGATTGAACGGTATAGAAGATCGCAAGATCCGTTACAACAAAGCGCGGGCGGCGCTGTTGGTATGAATATCAATTTCAGCTGGCGAATGATGGCAATAGGTGTATTGCTGGTGGCGTTGGTCGTCGCTGGAAGAATAGCTAATCATTATCGCGATCAATACCACCAGGTTGATAAAGACCGCATTGCTGCTGAACAGTTAGCACGTGAACGCCAATCCACCATTAATGATATGGCACACCGTCAGCAGCTTAATGCGGCTTTGGACGCGAAGTATATGCAGGAGTTATTAAATGCTAAATCTCAGATTGAAACTCTTCGTGTTGACCTTAACAGTGGTACTAAGCGGCTGCGCATCGCGGCCAGTTGCCGAAAGCTGCCCGAGACCACCACCGCCACCAGCAAGCCTGATGCAGCAAGTCCCCGATATGATGCAGAGTTTGAACGCAATTATCTCAGTCTCGTCGAACGAATCAGACAGTCAGAAGCAATGATTAACGGGTTGCAGAATTACATCCGCAACAAATACCAATAGCCTCACTTCGGTGAGGTTTTTTATACCTAAGACCTAAAGGAAATTAAATGAAATATGACGCTTTGAACTTACCTAAATCATTAAATAATTTAAAAGATGAATCAAAAGTTATGCCGAAGGGGGATCCTTCTGTCGGTTATCCGCAAATTTGTATTCGTTCAAACCGAAAACCTGAACGAACCGATTTAAATGCTATTTGCGATATCGCAGATGAAGCGGCAGCTCAATATCCAAATGACAAAAAGGAACGTGCAAAAGCAGTAGTTACGGCGCTGAATAAAATTTTAGGTGGCGGAGCACTCGGACACGCGTGGATCATCGTATTTGAAAGCGAAAATGTAACGGATGCTAATAGCCACCGTTATGGTTACCACGAGGGTTATGGATATACTAAAAACAAATCTAACGATCGTGTAGATCGTGGTTTTGCTTATCAACTGTGCATGAAAATTAGTGATGCTCAGTTTAAAGATTTAGAAAACAAAATTATTCCACAGCTAAATATTGAAAGTACGGAAATTGCAAAAGGTTTCCATATGGAGCCAGGTAAAGGCCAGCAGGGTGTATATACGCCTCTGACAAACTGCACTTGGTTTGCAGGAAATGTTTGGAATCGCACAATGAATCAGGATGTTGTGTTTAATCAGCCATTTGATGGAAGTGCGCATGCAGAAGACTGGGGTATTGACGCAATCGAAAATGTCACTGAAGTAGCCGACCCTGGCATGTTGTCGGAAAGCATGAAAGCTATTTTAGGTAAGTAGCGGTAATAAATAAGTTCTTTCAAAAAAGATATTGCCCCGCATCTGCGGGGCTTTTTTATATCTGTATTTCACCGCGCATCGTAAATCCCGAAACCATTCACAAAAGCGACCTCTGAGAACTCCATCGAAGCATGGTGCGATCGGGTATGGGCGTTCTGGTGAACAGAGGTTTCTTTTTTTGAAGGTATTCACCATGCAATATCCAACAGTTGTTAACGGGTTTTATTTCCGCGATTTGGTTTTTCTTTCTGGGGCTAAATCATCAACAGACACATAGAAAGTTGTCAAAGCCTTTGGTAAGGAACACAAGGATGTACTGCGAAAAACAAGACAGGTAATCAAGACTTGCTCTCATGATTTCGCAGATCGCAATTTTACGCTTTGTCATGAAAACAATGAGTTACAGAACGGAAAGCCTCAACCGTTTTATCAAATGACTCGCGATGGCTGGACGATGCTTGTATTTAGTTTAACAGGTAAGGCTGCAATCGCTTTCAAAGAGGCTTACATCGCCGCCTTTAACTGGATGCAGGACATGATCCTGTTGGGAATACAAAACCTAAAAGCAGAACGCAATGCCGTCATGCTCGAATACATGAAAGAGAAAGATGTAGCCAGTATGTCTGGGTTATTACTGAACGGTTGGGGGCGAGTAAAAAGCCATCATTGCTGGCAAAGATTGAGTGTATTAACCAAATGGGGCAAATAAATATTCCCGGCCTGCACCATAAGCAATAGCAATGCTATAGAGGCTGACCGCGCTTATAGCGCCGGGTACGTCTGTGAACGCATCTACGATGCAATAAAGAATAAATATCATGCACAACTTATTCGGTCTTGGAATATTCTTGCCTCTAATAGTTATATCGGCATTTGGTGGTTGGGCAGCTATAGAAGGGATTATTAAGTTACTTGGATGATATTCGGCTAGGCATTACAGGGTTATATCCGCACACAGTGCCAATAGACTTCGCTCTAGTGGTTTAATGTCGTTAAGTAAATAAAAACGTTGGGTTTATTTTCTTGTATTGCAAGACGGACTGTTTAGACACTGCAATTTTTCTCTAACCTCAAACCTTTTATACACAGATTTGAGGGGGTTTTTGTATCTTTTAGGCATGCTTGTATCACAGTTCGAGACTGAGAAAGCAAGCAGCACTGAAGCCGCAGTAAGAAAAACATTGTTCAATATACATGTCCTCACCACAATAATTGTGCAAATAATAGCACACATAAACATTACTTAAACATAGTGCAATTAATTATTTTTGTGATGATTAACGTGAGGGATATCACTAGCGAGAGTCGTGTTTATGTCCGTGGAAGAGACTAAAGTCAGCGCCGATACATCCCGCCTCAATTAGGCACAACAACATAGGTCACCGCTGGTGGCCTTTTTTATTGGAGGTCATATGCGCCTGACAGTCCTTGATGATGATCTCGGTGTGAAAGTTGAACCATACAGGGAGTACTACAAAGTCTTTCTAGATGGTATTGAAGTGAAATATTGCCTCACGGCTGACGATGAGAAAGGAGAGGTTATTGCTGCCGTAACGGATGAGCAAGGACGTTTGCAGGTCGAGGGTCGTGGGGTGAAGCGGCAGACCCTTTACGGGAAAGTCCTGATAGAGCGTATTCAATAATTTTATTTTCTGCTGTTTTATCTGTTTGGCTATCCGTTATTTCAGGATAAACACGCTGTTTTGAATGCAGGTGGTCACTGAATTACGCGGGGCGCTATTTTCACATATAGAGGATTATTCTAAATGAAACACTTATCGCTTAAAGACGTGATGGCAAGTATGAGAATTACTAATAATAGTGACGGCTATGAGATTTCGAATGCTGCTGGCTCGGCTCAGTACGATGCGTGGGGATTGAGAACGACAGTAAACGGCATTCCTGAATATTTCCCGCTGCAGCTGTCTGTTTCAGGGGTTGCGAGCTTCGAGACTACTGCGCCGAGTGGCGGTTATTGCTCAATGAGTGTGGGAGTGGTTGGGAGTAATTCACCGGAATCATCTCCGATTCACACTAATAAGAGAGCCACTGAAACCAAGCCAATCCAAACGTTGAGCATTAAGGTTGAAGCTGACACTAGTGAGCTCGAGAAAAAGCTGGATGAAATTAACAATCTAATAAAAAACAGCGCAGCCTTTGAGCTCATTAACGGCAAAGTATTTATCAAACCAGCCACCATCTCTCGAGATAAAATTACCGTTAATGAAGTTAGAAAAATCATCAAAAACGCCACCGCTAATCAGGATGCTCTTCGCGAAGCTATTGAAATTGAGTGTCGTGCTGGTGGGATGATCTATCGCGCCATTAAGGGCTAAATCATGCGGGTCACTATCGATGGCATTCCCTATGAACCCGCTAATAATTCATCGGCACGCATCGGTATTGCGATCACTACCCATAACCGTGCTGATGTTCTATCTCGCTCCATAGCGCAACATCAAAAATATCTACCGTCTGGTGCGCTGGTGGTTGTTATCGATGATGGATCAGCATCTGCAGCCGTAGCTCCTGATGGTGTAAAACTTATACGGCACGAAAAATCACTCGGTATCGTGGCATCAAAGAATCGAAGCATTGAAGCGCTGGTGGATGCCGGGTGTGAACATCTATTTTTATGGGACGATGATGCATGGCCCATAGCTGATAACTGGCATATCCCTTATATCGAATCACCTGAACCTCATCTGGCTTATCAGTTTAAAGATTTGGCAGGGCCGAAGAAATTGAACGATATGGCCGAGCTGTATCGCGACAATACGCACGTTGCTTATACCGGTCAGCGCGGCGTGATGCTGTATTACCACCGCAGTGCCATCGAGAAGGTTGGTGGTTTCGATCCCATCTATGGCCGTGGAATGTATGAGCATCCTGATTTGGCGTTGCGCATTCATAACGCTGGATTAACTACGTGGGCCTTTGCTGATGTAGTCGGCTCGGAAAAACTGATTTATTCGCTTGATGAGCACGAACAGGTAAATCGTTCAGTTCCTCGGTCTGAGCGTGAGGCGCTGGTGAAACGCAATGTTGGCATTTATAACAGCCGCCGTGATACCGGATATACCGGCTTTGCATCCTACTCTCGTAATCCTAACTTAGTTCTCACTACGTTACTGACCAGCCAGCCGGACCCTCAGCGTGTTGCAAGTATGAAAGCGGATCCGCAGTTGCTGCAGGCGTGGGCTGATTCTATTTCCGGCGCGTTGCCTATAGTCCTTGCTGATGAGTTGAAAGAATCTCCAACTGGTGCTGGCCTATTCGAGGTTCCCGCTCTGCGCATGAGTCCATACTTTGCGCGCTGGTTGCATATCTACCAACACCTGAGAGCCCATCCTGAATATCATCTTGTCTGGTGTACTGACGGTACCGATGTTGAGATGTTAAGTGAGCCATGGGATGAGATGGAGCCTGGTAAAATTTACGTTGGTTCCGAAGCTAAGACGTATTCGGAACCATGGATGAAGAAGAATCACCATGGGCAGGCTTACCATTCATTCTTCGATAGGCATAAGGCTGAGACACTGCTCAACGCCGGACTGCTTGGTGGATGCCGTGAAGATGTTATGGAGTTTGCTCATCGCATCATTCGTCTGTATTACCGCATCGAAAGCCAACGGTTCTGGGGTATTGATAAAGCACCAGCAACATCTGTTGATATGGGCGCGTTCGGTATTGTCGCTAAGTCATTTGGCGATCGTGTCGTTACAGGGCCACGTGTGCATACCGTTTTCAAAACTGATGGATTTGGTAAGGAGAGCGCCTGGTGGAAACACAAGTGAAGTTTGTGGTTGTAGGGCACTTTAAGCGCCGCGCTTCAGCTATATTGCTGGCGAACAGCCTGAGCGCTCATTTGTTGTTCGATGGTGTCGGTGTAGGAGCAAATACCATGCATCGGCGTGCCCTTGAGTGGGCCAGTGAGCAGGATTGCCGGGTGGTAGTGTTGGAGGATGATGCGCAGCCTGTCGGTGGTTTTACTGAACAGGCGGGCGAATGGTTGGCTCGCTTCCCAGATAACCTCGTTAGCTTTTATCTGGGCACCGGCAGGCCACCACAGTATCAGATGGAGATAGCCACTAAGCTGATTGTCTCTGATAAAACCCGCACGGACTTCATCACCATCCCTCGGCTGATCCATGGCGTGTGCTATAGCGTGCCGCAACAACATCTCGCCCGCGTGCTGGCAAGATGGGATAGCAGTAAGGCAGCAGACTATGCAGTAGGTGATGCCCATGGTGGTTCGGTAGTCTATCCGTGCTACTCACTCGTTGACCATGCAGACGGCCAGCCCATTGAGGTTCCGCAAGACGGGATGCCGAGGACTGAGCGCAGGAAAGCATGGAGACTGGCACTATGAGCAAAGAGCCTCGTATATATGGCAGCCGATGGGATAAGGCTCGCCTTTCCTTTCTTCGGTCTAATCCGTTATGCCGTATGTGTGCTGAACAAGGTAGAACGATAGCCGCAACGGTCGTGGACCATATTGAGCCACACAAACTGAAGGATGCGATTAAGTCAGGTAATCAGGCGGCGATAGCAAAAGCCCAGCTGTTGTTCTGGGATAAAAGGAACTGGCAGCCGCTCTGCAAGCAACATCATGACTCCACCAAGCAGAGGATGGAGAAGCACGGCGTTGCCATTGGATGTGATGTCAATGGCTACCCACTCGACCCCAATTCTCATTGGCGTGGTTGAGAACAGCTATCATCTAAATGGTGCGATAGTTTCATGTTGAAATTACATCAATTCAAATGTTATTTGCTCGCATCAAGGGCAGGGGGGAGGGGTAAATCTCTACCTCTCTCGCCCTAAATGACCGCCGCTAGAGTTTCAATTTAACGCTAACCCGATTTTTTCAGGTTTTTCAGGTGCAAATATGGCAGACAAACGGATCCGCTCTGACAGTTCGTCGGCGGCAATTCAGGCCATGAAAAATGCTACAGAGGATACCATTCAACCTCCGGCGCATGCGGGTCTGGAGAAAAAAGCCGAACCTTTCTGGCATGACAATATCAGATCGAAAGCATTAGACAGTTGGACGCCAGCCGACTTATTAGCCGCGGCTGAACTGGCAAATAATCAGCTCTATATCACCGTATTACGACGTGATTTGCGCAAAGAAGAGCGTAAACGTGGCGAAGATCGTAATGAGCAGCTGATTAAAGATTTACGTAAACAGATAGTTGAGCTGCAGAGAACCATTCTTGCCCAGCGCCGCGACCTGCAGATCCATTCCCATGCGACTAACGGCGAGAGCCGCGATCAGAAAAAACGTAATGAGAATGACCGCAATGCACGCAATGCTGTTAATCAAAACTCGGGAGAGGATGACAATCTGATTGCTTTCCCAAAACAAGGATAGGTAACAGATGACGCGAGGAGAAAAGGTTATCGCGTTCATTGAGCGCTACTGCATCGTACCAGAGGGAAAGCTTATCGGGCAGCCGATGAGACTGGACGAGTTTCAGAAGCTATTTCTCTTGGCAATGTACGACAATCCTGTCGGTACCGATAAAGCCTATCTGAGTATTGCGCGTAAAAACGGTAAGACCGGTTTGATTGCGGGGATTTTGCTGGCTCATTTAGTGGGCCCAGAGGCAAAACAGAACACGCAAATAGTGAGCGGGGCGATGAGCCGTGAGCAAGCTGGGATCGTGTTTAGCCTCGCGGTAAAGATGATAAACCTCAATCCTGACCTGCAGGGCATTGTTCACATTATTCCCAGTGGTAAAAAGCTGATTGGCCTACCGATGAACGTTGAGTTCAAGGCGCTGGCCGCCGAAGGTAAAACGACCCACGGTTTATCTCCCGTGTTGGCAATCCTTGATGAGGTGGGGCAGGTTGTCGGTCCGCAAAGTGACTTTATCGATGCCATCATTACCGCGCAGGGGGCGCATGAGTCTCCGTTACTGATAGCGATCAGCACTCAAGCGGCAAACGATAATGATTTGCTCAGTATCTGGCTTGATGATGCCGAGCGTTCCGGTGACCCTCATATTGTTTCTCATGTCTACCAAGCGCCGAAAGAGGCCGACGTGAGTGACAGAGAGGCATGGGCTGCGGCTAACCCTGCGTTGGGTAGCTTCCGTTCTCTCAAAGATTTAGAGCGTCAGGCTGAAATGGCCGGACGTATGCCGAGTTTTGAAAACACCTTTCGTAACCTTTGCCTCAATCAGCGTGTGTCTACGGTTTCGCCGTTTATCTCTAAAAACGTATGGGAGAGCGGTAAGGAACCACCACAGAACACGCCGCGTAAATGGTTTGCTGGTCTTGACCTGTCGGCTCGAAATGACCTTACCGCGCTGGTTATTGCTGGCGATGATGGAAAAGGCGTTTGGGATATTTTCCCCTTCTTCTGGACGCCGCAAAAAACGCTGGCTGACAGAGCTAAAACGGACAGGGTGCCTTATGACGTCTGGGTTAAGCAGGGGTTCTTGCGAACAACACCGGGTTCGTCGGTGGATTACGAATATGTGGTGAAAGATATCGCCGAAATATTAAGTGACTTTGATCTATTAAGCTCAATGGCATTTGACCGATGGCGCATCGATTTGTTTAGAAAAGAGCTCGAAAATATTGGCCTGACTTTACCGCTTACCGAGTTTGGGCAGGGCTTTAAAGACATGGGGCCTGCCGTAGACACCATTGAATCATTGCTGCTTAACGGAAAAGTACGTCATGGCATGCATCCCGTATTGACCATGTGCGCACAGAATGCCGTGGTAGTTAAAGATGCAGCCGGAAACCGCAAACTGGATAAGTCTAAGGCAACGGGCCGTATCGACGGCATGGTCGCTATGACGATGGCAGCAGGAGCAGCAAACGGGGAGGTCGTTATTGTTGGTGGCGACTTTGAAGATTTCTTATTTAAACCGCTGAGTATGTGATGGCAGATAATAATTACAGTATCGATTTGCGCACGAATAACGGCTGGTGGGCGCGTCTGCAGTCGTGGTTTGTCGGCGGACGTTTAGTGACGCCCGATCAGGGATCGCAAACAGGCCCCGTATCAGCCCATGGGGCACTGGGTGATTCATTAGTGACTGATGAGCGGATATTACAAATCTCCACCGTTTGGCGCTGTGTCTCTCTGATTTCCACGTTGACCGCCTGCTTGCCGCTCGATGTCTTTGAAACAGACCGAAGTGATAACCGGCAGAAAGTCGGCATGGAACATCCTCTGGCAAGGCTACTGCGTTATTCGCCGAACCAGTATATGACCGCGCAGGAGTTCCGCGAGGCCATGACAATGCAGCTCTGCTTCTATGGCAATGCTTATGCGTTGATCGAGCGAAACTCAGTTGGTGATGTTGTCAGTTTGCTGCCGCTCATGTCGGCTAATATGGACGTGAGATTGGAGGGCAAGCGGATTGTTTACCGATACCAGCGAGATAGCGAGTATGCCAACTTTCAGCAACGGGATATTTTCCATCTGAAAGGGTTTGGGTTTAACGGGTTGGTTGGATTATCGCCTATTGCTCACGCGTGCAAATCCGCAGGGGTAGCCGTCGCGATGGAGGATCAGCAGCGTGATTTTTACGCCAACGGTGCCAAATCCCCAAAAATACTCTCAGTCGGCGATCGCGTTATGGCTAAGGAGCAGCGCGACCAGGTGGAGGAGAACTTTAAAGAAATTGCGGGTGGTCCCGTGAAGAAGCGCCTCTGGATCCTTGAGGCAAACTTTGAAGCACACGATATTGGTGTAAGCCCCCAAGACGCTGAAACCATGGCAGCACGAAAGTTTCAGGTGAGTGAGCTGGCGCGCTTTTTTGGCGTTCCGCCACATCTGGTGGGTGATGTCGAAAAATCTACCAGCTGGGGGACGGGCATCGAGCAGCAAAACCTCGGCTTTTTGCAATATACGCTACAGCCCTTTATTTCCCGCTGGGAGAACTGCATTCAACGCTGGTTGTTAAAACCCGATCAAATCGGAAAGTTACACGCCGAGCATAATTTGGATGGCCTATTGCGTGGCGATTCGACCTCTCGCGCCGCGTTTATGAAAGCGATGGGCGATGCAGGACTTCGAACGATTAATGAAATGCGTCGGTTGGATAATATGCCGCCGATAACCGGTGGAGACTCTGCGATGCGGCAAAAACAATATGTGCCTATAACCCAATTAGGAACAGACAACAAACCTCGCAATAGCGGGGTTTAGTTTTTTATGGGGATAACCATGCCAGATATTAAAAAAACGCTGTCTTTTGAAGAAACCGAAATTAAATTCACCGGCGATGGCTCGCAGGGGATTTTTGAGGGGTACGCCTCTGTTTTCGGCAATGTCGATTCTGATGGTGATGTGATCCTTGCGGGGGCATTCAAAAACACGCTAGCGCAGCAGACGCGCAAGGTGGCGATGTTTTTCAATCACCGCGCTTGGGAAATTCCTGTTGGAAAATGGGAGGCACTACAGGAAGACACGAAGGGTCTCCTTGTTCGCGGACAACTGACGCCGGGTCATAGCGGGGCGAGCGACTTAAAGGCCGCGATGCTACACGGCACCGTTGAGGGGATGTCTGTTGGTTTTTCTGTCACCAAAGACGATTACACCCTAGCGACTAACGGTGGGCGGATCTTTAAAAATATCAGCGCACTGAGAGAAATCAGTGTGTGCACTTTTCCGGCCAATGAGCTCGCTGGCGTATCAGCAATAAAAAGCATCAATGGCATTGAAACTATTCGTGATGTCGAAAACTGGCTGAGGGATTCAGTGGGTTTAAGCAAATCACAGGCAGTGGGGTTTATCGCCCAGTTTAAGTCGGCTGTTCGGAGTGAGTCCGAAAAAGATGAAAACAAATCAGAAATCTCAGCGCTTATTGCGCGAATCAATTCATTCCCTCAAAAGTTAGGAAAATAATATGTCCGAATTAGCACAAATCCAAAAAGCGATTGAAGACTCTCAGAAAAACATGCAGCAGCTTTTCGACGCGCAGAAAAAAGAAATCGAGACGACCGGTCAGGTTTCAAAGCAGTTGCAGGACGATCTGTCCAAAGTGCAGGAAGAGTTGAAAGCAGCGGGTACACGTTTGTTTGATATGGAGCAAAAGTTTTCCTCTGGTCCAGAAAATCCGCTTGAGAAAAAATCATTCTCCGAGCGCGCTGCTGAAGAGCTGACTAAATCGTGGAATGGCAGTAAAGGGCACTTTGAAGCGCAGACGTTTAATAAGTCATTGGGCAGTGATGATGCCTCTGCCGGCTCACTTATCCAGCCCATGCAGGTACCGGGCATCATTATGCCGGGATTGCGCCGTTTAACTATTCGCGACTTGTTGGCGCAAGGCCGGATCTCCAGTAATTCACTGGAATATGTGCGTGAAGAGCTGTTTACCAATAATGCCGCCAGCGTAGCTGAAAAAGCGTTGAAGCCGGAGTCTGAAATCACTTTCAGCAAACAGACGGCCAACGTAAAAACCGTTGCTCACTGGATCCAAGCCTCTCGTCAGGTGATGGATGATGCGCCGATGCTGCAATCCTACGTGAACAACCGCCTGATGTACGGTCTTGCTCTGGAAGAGGAGCGCCAGTTGCTGAATGGTGATGGTAGTGGTGATGATTTGGAAGGTATCAACCATGTGGCCACCGCTTACGATACCGGCTTGAATGCGTCAGGTGATACGCGTGCCGATATCATCGCGCATGCCATTTTCCAAGTAACTGAATCAGAGTTCAGCGCGTCCGGCATTGTGCTTAACCCGCGAGACTGGCATTCCATTGCCCTACTGAAAGACAACGAAGGGCGCTATATCTTCGGCGGTCCGCAGGCGTTCACTCAGAACATCATGTGGGGATTGCCGGTGGTTCCAACGCGTGCACAGACCCAAGGCACTTTCACCGTAGGCGGTTTTGATATGGCCTCTCAGGTGTGGGATCGCATGGATGCAACCATCGAAGTTAGCCGTGAAGACCGCGATAATTTTGTTAAAAACATGCTGACCATTCTGTGTGAAGAGCGATTAGCACTGGCTCACTACCGTCCGAAAGCGCTGATCAAAGGCACTTTCGCAGAACAAAACAGCTAAAAAAGGAAGGGCGGGGTAACCCGTCCTTATGCTTATGGCAATAGACGTTCTCGACGTTGTGCCTATTGACGAACTGCGTCAGCACATTGAATTTGACGGCGACGACCGCGACGCGGTTATCAAACGTTACGCACAAGCGGCGCTGGACTACTGTCTGCGCTGGTGTGATGAGCCTCGATGGAAGGTGGCGGGTGATGTTCCTTCACCGGTTGTGTCGGCGATGCTGCTGGTGTTTGGTGATCTGTTTGAACATCGAACGAGCAAAACCGAGGTTCAGCTTTATAGCAATGCGGCGGCAGAAAATCTGATGTTTTCCTGCCGTAACTGGCGAGGCAGTGCCGAAGAGGAGGGCTCCTGATGGAACCGGGACGTCTCCGGCATCGCGTCCGGATCGAGATTAAAACTGACGAGCGAGACGATTACGGGCAGCCAATCGGGTGGGTAAGCGTGGGCGTTGTCGCCGCTGATATTCGGAGCGTGACAGGTAAGGAATTTATCAGCGGGAATGCTGAGCGTTCATCCGTCACGAGCAAAATATTCATGCGTTATCGTGAAGACGTGAGGGCAACAACGACACGCTTTGTTGAGGTGACGCCACGCGGTAATGGTCGTGTTTATACGGTTACCGCCCCCTTACCGACTCGGGATCGGCGCAATATGGAAGTGCTGTGTACGGAGGATTTTACGCGTGTTTACTGACCTGAAGGCTGAAATTGAAGCCCTACTGCATATCAATGTTTATCCGCTAGTAGGGCCTCAGACCGAAAGCAGTTTTGTCACATTGCAGCTGGTTAGTGATCCCCTCATTGAGTCGGGCATGGTTCGAACAAAATTGGTGGCCGGACGCTGGCAGATTAGCTTCATATCGTCGCTCTACAGCCGCATTGAGGAAATGGATAAAGCGCTTTGGCAAGCTTGGGAAGGTTTGGCTCATGGGCATATTGGCCGCACTCCGGTGCAATATGTCCAGCGTGTTGGAATATCTGAAAGTTTTGATCCTGATGACGGAGGAAAATACCGTCGTACCCGCGATTATATTTTTTATTATCCGGAAGGGGCTACATGATCAGAATTGAAGTTAATGGCTTACAGGAACTTGAGCGCAAGCTAATCGGAATTGGTGAAAAGGTAGGTATTCAGGTACTTAGAGAAGCAGGAAAGGTTGCTCTAGAGCCCGTGCTTGAAGATATGACGGATCACGCAGGGTACGATGAATCATCAACTAATGAGCATATGCGAGACACCATCAAAATCCGCTCATCCACTTCAAAAGCCAAAGGTAATACCGCAGTTTACCTTCGCGTTGGCCCAAGCAAAAAACACTTCATTAAGGCGCTCGCGCAGGAGATGGGAACAGTTAAGCAGGTTGCCAGTCCGTTCATTCGTCCTGCGCTCGATTACCATAAAGCTAAAGTACTTCGCATTCTCGCGGCAGAAATCCGCGACCGCATAGAAAACAAACGGTAGCGCTCGCTGCCATTATCAAAGAGAGAAAATAATATGGTCGATAAGACTTCACCTGAGTACGCGATGCTGCCTGCGGGCACCGTCGTGATGTGGGGGGCTGCGGGCAGCGACGTAGCGACAATGAAACCGCTCATCAACTGTAAAGCGCTTGGTGCCACAGGACAGACGGGCAGCTTTGTAGATTGCACTACGCTCATCGATAAAAGTAAGCAGTTTATTTCAGATCTCCCCGAGGGGCCTGAAAAATCACTGGGTTTCATTGACGACCCAGCCAATCAGGATTTTGCAGATTTTCTCAACGCTGCTGAAAATCGTGAAACCGTGCAGTTTTATGTTGAGCTGCCAAATGGCCGCACGGCGAATATGATCTTAGCTTTGTCTGGCTGGAAGATGAATGAAATTACCGCTCCTGCTAGCGAAGTTATTCAGGTCACTGTTCAGGGTAAACAGAACAATCTGAAGTGGGGCGTTGTACAAACATCTTAACAACCACTTTGTTTAAAAAATCCATTCAAATATCTCAACACGGCCTACGGGCCGTTTTTTATATCAAGGACATGCTATGAAAAACCTGAAAACGGCGTTGCTCACCCCTTCAGCCAATATTCTTGCCTGCCAGCTGTTTGGCGCAAACGTATCTATTCGCCAACTGACATTGGGCGAGCTTTATGACTACGAGGCAAAGCTCAAGACACTACAAGACAAAGAGGATGCGCACGCAACCAGCTTGCTCGGTGCTGAGTTAGTGTTAAGCGCCATTGTTGATGAGACGGGGGTAGCTATTCCCGCTGAACAGTTGCCGACCGCCGATGAGCTACTGCGTGCTCACGCAAATACCGCGCTGCTCGATGCCAGCCTATTAGTCCAGCGCCACAGTTATGGCACGCTGGAGGAAGCGCAAAAAAACTAA